GGACAATGCGCATTGATCTTTGCGCAAAGTTCCTTGAGTGCAAACCACTTGTCGTGGCCGGCACAAACCCTATCCCGCGCTATGTAGCTGGGGCAACTTTTACCCCAGCACGCAGTGCAACATCCACGGAACGGACTTGATCGTTCGTTCCTTTCCAAAAAGGAGCATTCTCTATGTCGTCCGCTGGGAGAAGAACCCGAGATCGGCAATATCGGAATTATATTCCGAAAATGCAAATCTCCAACGACGGTGGTAAAACACTTGTCGATGGCCCACAAAACCAAGCTAGGTTTGTGGGAGGGAACTTTCTCATGGCGAACGGCAGACAGATTACTGTCTCGGAGTCTCATCGATATGACTACAAGCGTGGTCACTTCGATGGCGGAGGGCCGTTTTACACGGACAAGGTAGAGTATGGGGGATCACCCCGTACTGTACGCCTCGCAAAAGGTGGCAATTCGTCAAACCTGTATTACACAGGTCCAGCGTTCTGCCCCTTCCCCTCTGCTACAGAGTTCACTCAGCTAGCGGTTGACTCCAAATTTCCACCTCGTTCAGAGACTGATTTTGATAGTCTTGACGAGGATGGAGCAACCGCAATCGCTCAGTGTAGCCCTGTAAATCCCGTTGCTACCCTAAGTCAGGGCTTCGCTGAAGGTATCAGGGAGGGAGTTCCCTCCATCCCTGGTATCCAGACGTGGAAGCGCCGGACCGCCATAGCCAAGGCTGCGGGTTCAGAGTTTCTGAACACGGAGTTTGGCTGGCTTCCCCTTGTGGGGGAAGTCTCTCAAACGAGAGACGCTATCCGCCATCACACCGATATACTCAAACAGTATCATCGGGACGAAGGACGGAATGTTAGGCGTAGTTTCGAGTTTCCGGTAGAGACTACCTCGGCCACCGTTACTGGTGTTGGACACGCTACTTTCCCTACTGAGGGAAATGCGTTTTCCACCGCTGTAGGTGTACCCGAGTCAGTGCGTTCGCTCACGCTTACAAAAAGCGTACGTAAGTGGTTTGTAGGAGCCTTTACCTACGGCTTACCCTCCCAGAGTGATTCCTGGAAGAGAGCTATGGGTATTCGTTCCGATGCCGATAAACTTTACGGCATTGCACTTACACCAGAGGTTATCTGGGAGCTTACGCCCTGGAGCTGGGCCATCGACTGGTTCACTAACACTGGTGATCTTCTTACGAATTTCACCAATTTTGAGCTAGCTGGCCAGATTATGCGATACGGCTACATGATGGAGGAAACCTCCATACGTATAGACGCATCCCTTCAGACCTGCGCCCTTAAGGGCGCAGAGACGTTGGCGGGGCCTTCGTCTTGGGTACAACATGTATCCAAGGTCCGGCGTCCGGCAAATCCCTTTGGATTTGGGCTTACCGGGGCAGATTTATCACCTGTCCAGGTGCTCATTGCTGCTGCAGTAGGTATTAGCCTATTGTAGTCGCAGTTCACTGCAAATACAACGGCTGTACTTACAGCCACAAAGGAGTGTGCCTAATGGCACTAGCCGATCCACAGTCCATCAAAATCAATGGAGTTACTTCCTCCCTACCTCGTGTTTCTACGAGTGCAGGAGAAAGCTCCTATATGAGTTCCGATGGACTCACTAAACTAACGCTTTCGACGGTTAGTAACCGCAGGAAGCGCCATGTTTATAGGGTCGATGTGAGTAAGATCACAGCAGATCCGTTTATACCTGCCAACAATACGGAGGTTTCGATGAGTTGTTACATCGTTATCGACCGTCCGTTGGTTGGGTATAACAACACGGAAGCTCTCAACGTCGTTGCTGGCATGCTTGAAGCTGCCAGCGCGGAATCGAGTAGCGACCTTGTTAAGTTGCTTGGAAGCGAGTCCTAATTGACTGGGACTGGCCAAAAAGCAGCTACGGAGCTTTCGAAACAGCTCAAGACGATCGAAAAGAACGTCAAAGAGACTGCGAAGAAAGCACTCACCAACAATCAGGCGTAAGTGAGATTCATATTCACTTGCACTCGAGAGGAGGTGAGTACGCTATGGCGAAGGGTGATTATGACTATAACCACTCCAGCCTCCATTCCCTGCACATCGTTGCGATCATTGTGATCGTGATTGGTATGCTGGGTTTGGGTGGTCTTATTTTCGGGCTTGATATTCTTAGCCATTTTTAGGCTTTGAATGTTGGGCTCCTAGTGCTCCTAGGCTAAGGAAGATTACCCCCATTTAAGGAGGTTTCTTGAAAAGCCTGATTGCACTCTGGAAAATACTAGCCGAAGATTTGGCTAGTGGATGCTGTACTAGCGCCACCATGGACATTAAGACCGTCCAAGGTCGGTCGAAACATGAGGGTTTATCGTTTTTAACGATAACCTTGCCGTCCTTCGGTAAAGCCTTCCAAAAAGGGCTCGACCAAGGGATAGTAGCTCGCGACATGTTCCCGGAGTTTCATTTCCTGGCACATGGAGGGCTCCCTGTATTTCTACAGGGTTTCCTCGAGCTTGTGTTCGACCGGAATAATGGTGTCCTACTGGACAAACCCGACGTCGATGCAATATTTGCTGTTAGACAATTGACTTTGATCTACAGCAAACTTGAGGTTCCTTGCAGTGATGCGAGGATCCGCAAGTCGATGTCGGACTACATCCAGTGTGACGAGGAAGTGAAGGTTGCGGATTCCCGACGGGAGCCGTCTGATATAGACGACTTCAACAGGGTCTCTGCTTTACTGTTCCGGAGTATGTTTTCCCGCATAGAGAAAGTAATCTATGACGGGGAGCACGTTCCGAAGCACGGCCCTGGTGCCACCGCCGATAAACTTCGCGGAAATGCGAAGTACCGGCAAGACACCTGGACCGACCGTCTTGAGGAATATTTCCATTCCGGAGATTTCCTCTTTCCAAATGCTCGGTATTTCGCTGAGCATTACGACGGTCTTCACTTCCTGGAACCCGGCGCCGAGATGGCAGTTAATGTCATCACGGTACCTAAGACGCAAAAGACACCCCGTATTATTGCAATTGAGCCGACTTGCATGCAATATGCACAGCAAGCGGTAAAAGAGCAATTTTACACGAAGATCGACAGTGATCGTATGCTGTCGGCCTTTATCGGATTCGAAAGTCAAGAGCCTAACCAGCTCCTAGCTCAGAAAGGTTCCCAAGATGGGTCCCTTGCCACTCTCGATTTGAGTGAGGCATCCGATCGTGTGTCCAATCAGCTAGTACGCTCTATGCTCCGAAATCACCCCACATTGCATGGGGCGGTAGAAGCGTGTAGATCACGTACGGCCGATGTGCCTGGCCATGGCAAAATTCGCCTGGCCAAGTTCGCATCTATGGGTTCGGCCCTCTGTTTTCCCGTAGAGGCGATGGTATTCCTTACCATCGTGTTCGTAGGGATTGAGAGGTCCATAGGAACACCATTTTCCAATAGCGCTCAATTCGAGCGTTTTATTGGTTCGGTGCGAGTCTACGGGGACGATATCATTGTCCCGGTAGATCACGTGCATTCCGTAATTGACGCCTTAGAGGCTTTTGGGTCTCTTGTCGGTGTCAACAAGTCTTTCTGGATCGGTAGATTCAGGGAGTCTTGCGGTAAGGAGTATTTTGATGGCCAAGACGTAAGTATCGTCAAGGTCCGTCGTTTATTCCCAACCACACGGAAGCGCGCTCCCGCAGTCATCAATGGAGAGGAGGCCGAAAGGTTCTCCTCTCTTGTCTCCTTGCGCAACCAGTTGTATTTAACTGGCCAGTGGAAGGCGACTAGATGGCTCGACACCATGCTGCGGAAATCACTTAAGTGGTTTCCAAACGTGACTGTCGATTCTGCGGTGTTAGGTCGTGTCTCCTTTCTCGGTTACCAAACCGATAGGATATGCGAGAATCTGCATGCTCCTATGGTTAAGGGGTATGTGGATAATTCCAGATTACCGTCAGATGTTCTCGACGGCTCTGGAGCCTTGCTTAAGTTTTTCCTTAAGCGCGGCAGTCTGCCAACTGCTGACAGGAATCACTTAGAACGCGCAGGGCGTCCTCGTTCCGCCAGCATCAAGACGAGGTTGGCCTCGCCT